TGGCAGACCTGGCACAAGAATTGATCGATGGAGATAACTCCATTGATGAGGCTCGTGCTGCAATCCTCGAAAAAATCGGAACCTCTCAAGTGGAACAGCCTATCCGTTCTACCGATGTCACCTCTAATGACCTCGGTCTTTCCAAGCAGGAGACCAAGCGCTTCAGCTTCCTCCGCGCTCTCAACTATCTGGCCAGCCCTGGCGATGCAACCGCACGCCGCGAAGCTGAGTTTGAAATTGAAGTTGGCATCGAAGCTGCTAAGAAGTACGACCGTTCTTCCAACGGCATCGTGGTCCCCAATGAGGTGCTGCGCCGCGACTTGAACGTCGGCACTGCAACTGCTGGCGGCAACCTTGTTGACGATGTTCTGCTTTCCGGCAGCTTCATTGACCTGCTTCGCAACAAGCTTGCGCTGGCTGAGGCAGGCATGACGACCCTGAGCGGGATCAACGGCAACATCTCAATCCCCAAACAGTCCGCTAGTGCTACTGCTTATTGGGTTGGAGAGTCAGGTTCGCCTACCGAGTCACAGCAAACCATTGAGCAGGTGAACCTTTCACCCAAGACTTGTGGTGCTTTCGTTGACTACTCACGCAAACTGCTGCTGCAGTCCAGCATCGACGTTGAGCAGATGGTCCGTGACGACCTGGCTCAAGTCTTGGCTCTTGAGCTGGATCGTGTTGGCCTGAATGGCTCTGGTTCCTCCAACCAGCCTCTCGGAATCATCAACACCACCGGCATCGGCACCCAGTCTCTGAGCACATTCGGAACCTTCGCCGAGTACATCGGAATGGAGACCGACGTTGCTACTGCTAACGCTGATGCTGGCGCTCTGCGTTACATCATCAATGCAGCAGCTCGCGGCGCTCTGAAGAGCACCGAGAAGGCAAGCGGCACCGCTCAGTTCGTTTACGAAAACGACGAGATCAACGGCTACCCCGTGACAGTTTCCAACCAGCTTGGGAACAACGACGCGCTGTTCGGCGACTTCTCACAGCTGATCATGGCGATGTGGTCCGGCTTGGATCTCACTGTTGATCCGTTCGCTGGTGCTACTTCCGGCACTGTTCGCATCATTGCTCTGCAAGATGTCGACTTCGCCGTCAAGCAGCCTGGTGCATTCTGCTTCGCCACCTGATCCAGGTAGTTCTCATCGTTCTGACTCATGAAAGTTGAAATCCTGAGGCCAGTGATGATCCAAGGAGAGCCCGCTGATGCGGGCTCCATCTTGGATGTCGATGACGCTGATGCTGTGACTCTTGTCAGTCTTGGCAAAGCCATTGAGCACAAGGCGGAAACGGCCCCCGCCGAGGAGGAAGCTCCTTCTTGCCCACCCAAAAAGCCCGCCCCTAAAAAGAGGACTAAAGAATGAGCATTGGAAACACTCGACGAACTTTGACAGTTCTGTCCTTCGCTCCAAACGATGTCGTCACCGCGACTGGCAATGAGACAGGAGTTGACCTTCTTGACTATGAGGGCGACATCACTCTGATTCTCGATGCCGAGGCCGGTGGGTCAGGAGTCACTTATGCCGTGAAGGTGCAGGATTCTGCTGACAACAGCTCCTTTGCTGATGTTAGTGGTGCTGCTTTCACCACTACGACTGCTAACACTGCGCTCGTCGAGACTCTTACGGTTAACACCGACGAGATCAAGCGTTATGCGCGTGCTGTTATCACTGTTGCCGGTGGCACTGGTGCAGGTGCTGTAAGCGTTACTGCCTTGGGACGCAAGAAGTACAACTGATCCTGATTCATGGCCCTCGCGTTTGCGGGGGCTTTTTGTATGACTCTTTCTTTTACTGAAGATCTAGACGCTTTCTTCGATACGCCGGGATTTACGGTTCCGGTGGTTTCTGGCGGAACAACAAGTGTGGGCTACTTTGAGTCGCCCAATGAGATCATCGCTGACGGAGTCGTGTTGACGACCGATTACGCAGTGGTGGTGAAGACATCTGATTTTTCATCTGTGGCGCGGGGCGACACGATGACTGTTGACAGCATCGATTACACCGTCAGGGAGCCAATGCTTTTGGACGACGGTAAAATCATGCGTGTGATGCTGATGAAGGATTAAATATGACAACCAAGCGTGAAAACATCCTTTCTGCTATTGCCACTGCCCTTTCCGGGACTTCAGGCGTAGGCACAAGGATTTACAGGAGTCGAGTTGAACCCTTAAGCCGAGCCGAGTCTCCTGCAATTGTCATCGAGCCAGTAAGCGATACTCCAGAGCAAAACACAAGTCTTCCTACTCTCGACTGGACCTTTAGGGTTCGCATCGTTGTCATAGAACGAGCAACTGTTCCTGATCAGGCTGCCGATGACACGATTGAAAGTCTTCATTCAAAAATCATGACCGACCTAACTCTTGGCGGTCATGCGATTGATGTACAGCCTGCGACTACGAGCTTTCAGCTTCTTGAGGCAGATGAGCCTGCGGGTGTCATTTTTTGCGAGTACGACATCCGCTACAGAACTGAAGTGGACGATTTAACACAGTAAACAGTTAGGGCTAGGCTGAACCTAACCACCCTCTGCACTTACCATGTTGGATGAACACACAGGTCATGGCGGAACTTATCTCCTTGATCCTGAAACCGGCGTACGCACCTTGATTCAGCGCACGCAACAACCACCATCATCACAGGAACAATCTGATGGCACTGCTAACCAGAAAACGAGTGATCCTGATCGAGGAGGAGTCGACGTATAACAGTGATCCAGGGCCTGATGGCGCTGATGCGGTTCTGGTGAGGGATTTGTCGATCGTTCCTCAGCAGAGTGATGTCGTCAGCCGCGACTTGATACGTCCTTACTTGGGCGCATCAGAGCAGCTTCTGGCTAACACTCGCGTCGAATGCACGTTCAGTGTTGAACTTGCAGGTTCTGGAACGGCAGGAACTGCTCCTAGGTACGGCAAGGCTCTAAAGGCTTGTGGCTTTAGTGAGACAGTTGCAGCAAACACGAGCGTCACTTACGACCCAGTCAGTGCAAGTTTTGACTCTGTCACGATCCACTACAACCTAGATGGCGTTCGCCATAAGGTGACTGGCGCGAGAGGCACTTTCACGATCACGGCCAACGTAGGGGAAATTCCTACGATCGATTTCACGATGACCGGGGTTTATGTGGCGCCAGATGACAGCGCTCAGCCAAGCGTTACTTACGCTGCTCAGTCCACTCCGCTCATTTTCAAGCAAGGCAACACGACGGCTCTGAATGTAATGGGGTTGACTACTGCCAAATTGTCCAACTACTCATTGGACATTGGGAATGAGATTGTTTATCGCGAGTTAGTTGGAGGTTCTGGTGAGGTTCTTCTTACCAATAGAAACGTGACTGGCAGCGTGACAATCGAGGCAATCGCTCTTTCTACTAAGGATTATTTCGCCACAGCTCTCGCTAATACTCTTGGGATTATTGAATTCACGCATGGCACTTCTGCGGGCAACATCGTAAAAGTCGATTCAGCTAAGGCTGATATCAGCGACGTGTCGTACGGAGACTTGGACGGCATCGCAATGCTTGAAATTCCGTTCACGGCGGTGCCTAGCACTGCTGGAAATGATGAAATTGAGCTTGTGTACACCTAAGCTTCTTGCATAGGGGGGACAAGGGAGCCTTTGCGGGCTCCCTTTTTTTGTGTAAGCTGAGCCAGCTTATGCTCTTATCTAATGGCTTTTGTCCGTAAAAAAGTTAAAACCTTCAAGTGGCCTGTCAAGGTTCAAGAACCCAGTGACAGCAAGCCAGGAGAGTTCGAAACGTCTGAGTTTATCGCCATCTTCAAGAGAGAAAAGATGTCGAAGCTTCAGGACAGCAAAGACGATGACAATATTGGCTTGATCAGAAAAGTGCTTGTTGGATGGGAAGGGATTGTCGACGAGGATGGAGAAGAAGTGCCTTTTAGCGACGAAGTACTTCAAGAGCAAGCTGATGATGCTGATTGGATCAAGGCTGTTTTAAATACTTACGCGGCGACTTACGCAGAGGCAGAAGCGGGAAACTAAAAGAAGCCGCTGCTTACTGGGCAACAGGGGGCTCTCCTGTTGAAGACAGGACTCAAGAAGACGCGGCTTTGTTTGGATTGACTTTGCCTGCTCCAGAACCAAAAGAGTCAAATGACTTTGAGGTTTGGGAAGAAAACTGGGATGCAGTGATGATGTTTCTTCGTATGCAGACCCAATGGCAAGTGACCATGGGTGGGTTTGTTGGGTTGAGATATGAGGTTTTGCTGTGTTCCGGGGGCTTGTTTGACCTCTACAATGTGGAAGATCGTCGCGACACGCTGGAACGCCTTCAAATTTTGGAGGCAGCAGCTCTTAACGAACTGAGGAAGCGCTCTGATGGCAAAAGTTAAGACTCTTTCCATCG